AAAAGACACTTGTAAAAAGTTTATAAGCCAATACGAAAAACACACCGAGGGGCTTTATATTTATGGCGATAGGACGAGCAAGAAACAAGACAGCAAGCTAGAAAAGGGGGAAAACTTTTTTACTTTGGCCGCTAATTACTTAAAACAATTTCGGCCGTCCACACGTTTACCAAGTCAGAATCCAGGCGTTAAGAGTCGGGGCGAGTTTATAAGCCAGGTATTCGCGGGCAACGTAAAGGGCGTTAAAATAGTAATCGGCGAAAATTGCGGCAATACTATAAGCGACTATTTTAATTTACAGGAGGACAGCGACGGAACGAAATTTAAGAAAAAGGAAAGGGACAAAAGGAGCGGCGTAAGCTTTGAAAAGTACGGCCACACCTCAGACGCAAACGATTATTTGTTTATAGAAATTTTAAAAAGCCAATATTTGGACTTTATAGGCGGAGGAATAACAAAAAAGCCTATATTTGGAACAAGGCAAAGGCGCAAATCTTATTAAAATTATGGCGTTTATAATAAAGACGGATTTATACAGATATTTGGAGCAATCAACAATTGACCAGCTTACGGACTCGACGGACTCAATAGTTACCGAGGCAATCGAGGACGCCGAGGACAGAATAAGAGAAAAGATAAGCCCACGTTATAACCTGACGACTGAATACGCAAAGACAGGAACGAACAGACATAGGGGCTTAATGAAATGCGCCATAAATTTGGCTATTTTCAACTTATTTCAAAGAGTCCACATTGACGTACTACCCGAGGGCCGAGAGTTCGCCCACCAGGAGGCCGAGAAATGGCTTGACGACGTTTTTAAAGGGCGCTTAAATGTAACGCTTACAACTAACGACGAGGCCAAAGAGGAGGGCTGGCCATTACGTTGGGGGAGTCAAACTAAAAAAGGTAATCAAAGTTTTTAATTATGGGGTTTTTAGACATATTTAAGACTAAGGCAGTGGCAGCGGAAACCCGCAAAGCCCGCGAAATTATGCGCAAAGTGGTTAATACTCAGTTAAGCCGCTTTGGAATGGAGATTTCCAACTGGAAAATAGGCCTTGAAAGTTGGGAGGACGTAAACAACCCCACAACCGTGGAACTTATAAGAGTTTACAACGATATAGCTTTAGATCCGCATTTAACAGCCGCAATCGAAACACGTAAAAGCCGCACCCTTTCAAAAGATTATAAGGTTTGCGACGAAGAGGGCGAAAATATAGAGGAGGAAAGCGACATTTTTAACTCTATTTGGTTCCGTGATTATATAAAATTTTCATTGGATAGCCGTTTTTATGGTTATAGCCTTATCCAATTTGGGGACAGGGTAAAAAATGGCTTTGATTATGTCAAGCTAGTGCCCCGTGAATACGTATACCCCCAAAAAATGGCGGTGCGTAAAAGCGCTTATAGTAACGCCCCCTTAATACCTATTAAAAGCGGTAAATTTGCCCCCTGGGTTCAGTTTGTAGGGCGTAGGGGCGACGACTTGGGCTTATTTGCTAAGGCCGCGCCAATGATGATATACAAGAAAACAACCCAAGCGGCTTGGGCTGAGTTTTCGGAGCTTTTCGGGGCCCCTTTCAGGCTTGGAAAAACCGACATAAGAAACGAGGCTTTAAGAGATAATATGTATTATATGCTTGAAAACATGGGCCGCAACGCTTACGGGGTTTTTAACCATGACGACGAACTCGATTTTATAGGGGACAAAAAAACGGACGCCTACGAGGTTTACGACAAACTAATTGAGCGGGCAAATAGTGAAATTTCAAAGCTTATTTTAGGCTCCACTATGGTTATGGACTCGGGCAGCTCAAGGAGTCAAGCGGAAGTACACGAAAGGACACTTGAGGCAATCGACAAAGAGGACAGCTTATTTATTCAAGAAATAGTTAACAATGAGTTAATACCGTGGCTTAATAAATACCACGGTTTTAATATAAAAGGATATTGGAAGTGGGACGACGCCGAAAGAGTAAGCAAGGCCGAGCAATTCGAGCGAGATATTAAACTAATCCAAACGGGTAAATATAAAATACCAGGGGATTATATTACCGAAACTTACGGCACGCCATTGGAGGAAACCACCGAGGCCGAGGCCGAGCCCGAAAATTTAACCAACACTTTGGGGGTAAAAAAAAAGCCCTTTCAATACTAGAAAATGAACCGTTTTGCGGCGTATGTTGCGGAACTATTGAGGACCTCAACAACTTAGGCGAGGAGGACGTCCCGCCAATTAATTGGGACGAGGTTACAATTGCGGACGTAGTAAACGGCGTTTACAGTGGTAAATATACCGTCGAAAATTTGCCCGAAAGCGTATATTTTAGGATAGCTAAGGAACTAACAAAGGGAATGAATAAAGGCCTTAGAGCCGTAGGCAAAGACGCCGACACTTACGACAAAAATTTTATACGTAGTTTAAAGCATAACGCCCACGTATTTAGTGGGGCCAAAACTTTTAGCCAAGTGCGGGAAATGTCGGACTTTATAGCCGACAACCAAGGGCGCCGCGTACCTTTTAGGGAATACGAGGCCAAGGCAAAAGAAATTTTTAACACTTATAATCAAACTTGGTTAAAAACTGAAATTTTTCAAGCTGAGAACTCGGCAACCATGGCCAGCAAGTGGCAGGATATCGAGGAGGACAAAGACGTATTACCAATGTTAACATATAGCACCGTAGGGGACGAGAGGGTAAGAGAATCACACCGACCACTTGACGGCGTTACGCGGCCCGTGGACGATCCGTTTTGGGATACTTACTATCCACCAAACGGCTGGCGCTGTAGGTGCGACGTTGACCAGGAGGACGAGGAGGCAACGCCTAGCGACTTGGGAGCGGTTAAATTGCCTGAGGTTCCGCCAAGTATGGAATTAAACGTAGGTAAAAAGAAAGTTTTATTTGGACCTGAACACCCCTATTTTATAGTTGAAGACCAATTTAAGGAGTTAAAGGATAATAATTTTAATTTACCTTTCCCTAAGGGGGCAGAAAAACCCAAGTAAATGGCAACTTACAGAGGCGAAAACCCACTAAGCAGAGCAATAAAAGAGGACGCCAGGGGCGTGGTAAAGCAGTTTGTGGGTATAATGAAACAAATTGGTAATATTGCCATTAACGAGGCAAAAACCAACTTTAAGCGCCAGGGTTTTATGGATAGGAGCGTAAAGCGCTGGAAACCTCGAAAGCGAAAGGACAAAAACCCGAAAATAAGGGCTATTTTAGTAGGGCCCGCAGACAAAGGAGGGGGAAAATTAAGGCGCTCTTTGCGTAGGTTAAACGTAAGTAATAAACGAGTAACAATAGGCAGCAAGGGGGGCGCGGCAGAGTACGCACTCGTACATAATTACGGCTTAAAAAGTGGGAGGAAGTCGGCCCCGTTTATTATGCCAAAGCGCCAATTTTTGGGCCCAAGTCATACAACTGACAAAAGAATTGTTAACTTAATAAAAAAGAAAATTAAAAAAGGCTTTAAATAATGTTTAGATTTTTAATTGAGGACATAATAAATAAAATAAACACGGCCTTACCCGAGTTTAAAACCGTGGCTTTATTTAACGACGATTTTAATAAAAACGAGCAAGGACTTACGGATATTATTAAATTTCCCGCCTTGTTTATTGGTTTTCCTGAGGGCGTAACATACGACGACGGCGGCGCGGGAGTGCAAAAAACCAGCGAAGTGGTTTTAAGGTTTTATATTGCCAAAAGCTTAACCAAGGGGAGGGCAAGTAATAACACGACGGTTTTGGACTTGTTGGATCTTAAACAAAAAGTTTATAAAACTTTCCAAGGCTATAAAGCCAACGGATTTAACACGCTAAAAAGGCGCTACGAGGAAACGGACGAGGCAAGGACTAATTTTTATGTATTTATCCAAGACTATACCACGGACATTTTAGACGATACTAAATACGTGGACGGCGGGGCAACCACGCACCAAATAACGGCCCTTGATATTACGGACGACGTAGTAATAAACCCAAGCACTAAACCAGGAATAAGGACAGCCAAGGACGTAAACGACGATTAAAAAAATAAAGCAATGGCGAGAACAGTTACCGAGATACAAAACGAAATTATAGCCGCAAAAACAGCGGACACGACTTTAAACGCGCTTAACAGCCCCAGCGCTGTAGCAATTTGGAGGCTTTGGACAAGGATAACCGCCTCAGCCATTGAAACCCAGGAGCAACTTTGGGACGTTTTCAAAGCTGAGCTTGAGCAAATAGCCCGCGAGGCGGTCCCAGGTACGGTGGACTGGCTACAAAAAAGGGTTTTAGAGTTCCAATACGACGCGGCAAGCCCGCAAGTTATTAGCGTAGTGGACGGAAAAGCCACCTACCCCGTAATTGACGCCACAAAAAGAATAATTACGCGGGCCGCAATCGTTGAACAAGTAAATAACAGGGTTTTAGTAAAAGTGGCCAAGGACGACGGCAGCGGAGGACTTACACCCCTAACAACTAACGAAATAAACGCGCTCATATCTTACCTTGATAAAATAGGCTTTGTAGGTATTGCAATAGATACAAGTTCACTTTTCGCCGATCGTTTAAAGTTTACAGGTGAGATTTTTTACAGTGGCGAATACGTGGAGGCAACCGTAAAAGCGGCTATTATTGTAGCTATTAAAAATTACTTATCAAGCGTTTCAATAACTAATTTTGACGGCACAATTATAAGAGAGCAAATAATTGACGCCATACAAGCCGTGGAGGGCGTAACGGGCGTAAATACTTTGGGAGTGGCTTTAATTGCTAGGCCCTCAAGTGTTCCACTTACTGGGGCGGTTACTACAGTAAACCGCTCATATGTAACGGCGGCGGGCTATATTATTGAAGAGGACACGAGCGGGAGCACGTTTAACGATACAATAACAATGACTTTAAATACTTAAAAATGAGCCTTTATAGTTTAGATTATAACATTTTTATAAACGAGTTTTTACCCCCTGACAAGCGGGCGCCAATTATGAAAGCTTTTTTAGGGGCAAACTTAACCCCTGTAAATACTTTACATGAGGCAGTTTTTACAACTTACAGGCCCGAGGTTTTGGCAAAAACAAAGCACAACGGCCAAAAAATTATACTTGAGGCGGTTTTAAATGAGGTTTTTAATACAACGCCCCCTGCCTTAATTTATATTGATAACACGGGGGACGATAAACCACCGTTAACATTTTTTAACCAATTTGAGGGCTACCCACAAATAACATTTTACAACCAAAGCGAGGGGCAACCAGGGGCAACCTTTTACAACCAAAGCGAGGCCGAGGCAAACAACGACTTTAAAGTATATGTACCCGCAGCGATTTACTCAGCCGTGGGCGTGGCAAAAATAAGGGCTGAGGTTGACCGCTTGCGGCCTTATTCAACTAATTACACTGTAATTTCATACTAACATGGCAACTTATAAAACGAAAGTAAAAGACTTAAAAAACATTTCAAATAAAACCGACATAGGCGGGGCGCCTTTTTGGGGGGACGATATACTCGGGCTACAAATAAACGCAAAGGCCGACTTTATCAACACAAACGAAAGCTTACGGCGGCGTTTACCGCTTTACGAGTATGACAGGGGAGCAAGCCCAGCGGAAAAAATGCACGGCAGCGCCTTAATTTTAAGCGGCCTTACTTATAACAGTGCCAACCCCTCGGCTGTAGTTGTTGACTCGGGTTACTTTTTAGCCGAGGGCGAAGTATGCTTTTACCCTGGGGGAACTTTTAACACGTCGAGCGGCTCGGCAGTTCAATGGGTTTATTTAGGCAAAGGGGCGGCCTTAACAGAAAGCCGAGTATTTGCAGACGGGGTAAACAAAGAGTTTAAAGTCGAATACGGGGCTACGGCTTACCTTACAAACGTAGGGACAACGGGGCCCGCAACTGAGCCACTAACAAGCGCCGACCTTACAAAAGATTTTCTTTTTTTAACAATAGTTGACACTACAGCGAGCGGATATACAGAAAAATATTTTACAACTGACGGGGCCCACAAATTAACAGAAATAGGCGAAGCCTTAACCTTTCCCGCTTTTACAGACTTTGCAAGCCTTGGCACTGGCTGGGCTACAGACGCCCCACTATTTGGCAAGTTAGCGAGCCGAGTTTTACCAAATGGTCAAACACAAATTGCGGGAGCGGTTAAAAAGACAATGAGTGGGGGAAGTTCGCCCGAGGTTATCGGAACAATGGCAAAAGAAAACATTTCTTTTAGTGGATCGGTAAACGTGCCAATTCCTTGCATAGTTTACGACCAAACTAACTATTTAACAAATTACCAGTTAACAGTTAGCAGCTCGGGAGTTTTAACGCTTAAGCCTGGACCGTCGGCAACCTTTCCAACGGCTTTAATAGTTGTATTTATTGACTATACTATGACAGGAGCTACAAGCGTATTTAATCAAAGCTATACATATAATAAAACTTTTATGAACGTAACCCCTTAATTTTTTTTATTGTCAAAATAGAAGTCAATTAATAAACGTAAAAAGGCCGCATTTGTTAGGCCTTTTTCTTTTTTAGTTCGTTCAAACAGCAACCGCCGCCGACCGTGTAACCATACTTTAAACTCTTTTTTTATTGCCATAGTGTTATTTTTTTGGGCCTTTTTGGTCCAAGTTAATTAAATTTAGTAACATTAATAAAGTAAAATAAGTTAATATTATAATATTGGAAAATTTCGACTACATAACAAACTATAAAAAGGACGACAAGGCCGTAAAAATGAGCTTACGCCGTCCAATAGACGCAAACCCTGACAAAGGTATAAACGGCGACACTTTCGCCCGTGAAATGGAGTTTTTAGCCAGCGCGGGAGTTGAGCAGGTTGTAATTGATATTAATAGCAAAGGCGGAAATATTAAAGAAGGCTTTTCAATTTTTCAATCTATAAAGGACTACCCAGGAAAAACGACAACCCGAGTTATTGGAATAGCGGCAAGCATGGCGGG